GAACTAAAATAGACCAATTGGGTACTTCTATAACTGGAACTTCTAGTTTTTTAAATACTGTTATAACAATTATAACCGCAGTAGATACAGCCTCTATTATAGCATCAGCTGCTGCTAAATTATTACCGGTTACACCAGGAGCAGTACCTGCTACTTTAAATGATGCCCAAACTTTTATAAGAAAAATAACTTTTGATAAACAAGGTAATTCTAAACTATCCAAACTTTCAGGAGCTATTAGTAGCTCAGCGTTAGTAATATCTGTTTTATCTGTTTATATTTTAAGAGTTAAAAATTTATTAGATATTGTAGACATTTATATCAATAAATGCCAAGAAAATCCAAATATAATTCCAACTTCTAATGCTATTAATTCTTTAGCTGATTCACAAAGACAAGCTCAACAAACCCAAAACCAAATTGGATATAAAGGGTTTATAATTGAAATTGAAGAAGTTCCTTATACACCTACAGTTAATCGTAGAAGAGCTATAGGTAGAAATGCTGATGGTATTATTTCTGTTCAAACAGAACTTTCATTTACTACAAATAATCAAACTTTAATCAACGAATTAAAACTTATTATTGACCAAAATAATATTTACGAAAATCCAACCCCACCAGTATTTAATGCTTATGAGGAAGATTCTCAAGTTCCGTTAACAGCAACACAAACCCAAACCCAATCAGAACCTCCTACTACTAATCCAGATCCACTAGGTTATTTAGGAAAAACAGTAGGTGAAGAAGGAGCTATAGTACTAGGAAATGGTCAAGCCGAAGACATTTATAAATGGGATGGTAGTAAATGGGAATACAATAGAACTATAAACATAAATGACCAATAAAATTTTGTAATTATTTAATATTTATAAACAATGAAAGCATCAGACTTTAAAAAAATCATCAAGGAAGCCGTTAAAGAGGCTATTCAAGAGGAGTTGCGTGATATACTTTTAGAAGCAGTTCGTACTCCTAAAACAGTTGTAACAGAAACAAGAGACACTTATGCTCAACCTCACATTGAAAAACCTAAACAATTAACAGCTCAAGAACGTAGAGATATGTTCTCTGGTATGTTAGGTGAAATGCAAATGGGTGGAGCAGCAACCTCACAATACGCAGGTAATTTTAATCCTGGAAAAGTTGATACTACTACAGGAGCTTTACCTGAAGGTAGTGTAGGATTAGACCAGATAATGGCAATGATGAATAAATAATGGCATTTGGAGCTAAAAAAATATTTCCTATAGATAGTAGACCTGGAACAGGTGTTGGGGTAAACCTTCCATTTAATGCTCCGGGTGTATTTAAAACTACTTACACTACAAAAGATGCTATTAGAAATAATTTAATTAATTTCTTTTTAACAAACCAACCAGAAAGATATTTAAATCCTACATTTGGTGCTAATTTAAGAGCATTTATTTTCCAACAAATTACAGACAATAATTTACAAGGACTTAAACAAGATATTCAATCTCAGTTAAATAGATATTTTCCTAATGTTAATATAGCCCAATTAGATATAACTAGCGACCCTGATATCCACCAGGTAAATGTTGAATTAACTTATAATATAATAAACACAGGAATCTCAGACAATATCAATATTATCTTTAACTAATGGCTACTAAAAAAAATATACAATATATTAACAAAGATTTTACAGAGTTAAGAGCAAGTCTTATTGACTATGCTAAAACTTATTTTCCTACAACTTATACAGACTTTAGCCCAACATCACCAGGAATGATGTTTATGGAAATGGCTGCTTATGTAGGAGATGTGTTATCTTTTTACATGGATAACCAAATCCAAGAAAACTTTTTGCAATATGCTCGCCAACCTAATAATTTATATGAATTGGCTTATATGTTTGGTTATAAACCAAATGTAACTCAAGTAGCTATTACTGAATTAGATTTTTATCAACAGGTTCCTGCTAGTGGATCTGCTCCTAATATTGTTCCTGACTTTAGTTTTGCTCTTTTTGTCCCTGAAAATTCAACAGTAAATAATCCAAACAATAGTAATATTAACTTTATAATAGAAGACCCTGTTGATTTTTCAATATCTAGTTCAGGTGATTTTACTGATGTTACTGTTTATTCTGTAGATAATAGTGGAAATCCTACTTATTTCTTATTAAGAAAGAGCAGAAAAGCAATATCTGCTAATATTAATACTACATCTTTTAGTTTTGGAGCTCCTGTACCCTTTTCAACAGTAAGTATCAATGCTGATAGAATTATAGGAATATTAGATATTATAGATGATAATACCGGAGATGAATGGTATGAAGTTCCTTATTTAGGACAAGAAATGGTTTTTAATTCTATTAAAAACACAAATGTAAATGATCCTTATCTTTCACAATATTCTGGAGATACACCTTATTTATTAAAATTAGACAAAATCCAACGTAGATTTACTACTCGTGTTGTTAGTACTGGATCTCTCCAACTTCAATTTGGATCTGGAACTGTTTTAGATAATGATGCTGAAATTGTACCTAACCCAAATAACGTAGGTATTGGTTTACCTTTTGAAAAGGATAAGCTAACTACAGCTTATGCTCCTGATAACTTTTTATATACTAAAACTTATGGTATAGCTCCTTCAAACACAAGTTTAACAGTAAGATATTTAACTGGTGGAGGTGTTGAAGCAAACGTAGCAGCTAACACTTTGACTCAACTTAATAGTACTGTAACTTTCTTAAATAATGGATTAAATCCAACTACAGCAAATACAGTATTTAATAGTCTATCAGTAATCAATCCAGCAGCAGCAGATGGTGGTGGAGACGGAGATACTATTGAAGAAATTAGACAAAATTCATCTGCTAATTTTGCTACACAGCTCCGTAACGTAACTCAAAATGATTATTTAGTTAGAGCACTTTCAATGCCTGCTAAATATGGAGTTGTTTCAAAAGCATACATTGAACCTACTAAAGCTCAATCACTATCAGCTGGTGAATCTCAATCCGTTTTAGACTTATATATATTGTCTTATAACTTAAGTAACCAATTAGTCACATCTTCCGTTGCTCTAAAACAGAATGTTATTACATACTTATCTCAATATAGAATGGTTAATGATTCTGTTAATATTAAAGACGCCTTTATTATTAATATTGGAGTAACTTTTGACATAATTGTACTCCCAGAATACAACAGTAATGAAACTTTAACAAAGTGTATTGCTGCCTTAAAAGAGTATTTTAGAATAGATAATTGGCAAATTAACCAACCTATTTTGTTAAGAGATATTTATATTTTATTAGATAGAATTGAAGGAGTTCAAACCGTAAAAACTATTAATATAAATAATTTAGTTGGAGAATCTTTAGGATACTCTAGATATGCTTATGACATAGCTGGAGCTACATCAGCAAATGTAATTTATCCTTCACTTGATCCTTCAATATTTGAAGTTAAATATCCTAACCAAGATATTCAAGGCCGAGTAGTACCTTTATAATAAAATAAAATGGCAGTATTAAAAATATTTCCCGAAAAAGACGCAACCGTATATTCCTTATTCCCTAGCATGAATACAGGATTAGATGAGATAGTAGAAGCTACTCTTACAGCTTTTGCTTACTCTAATCCAAATCCTCAAGCTAGTAGATTTTTAATTCAATTTTCAAATGATGATATAACATCTGCTATTGATTTAATCCCTCAATCAACTTATGATGATAATAAATGGAGTGCTTCTTTACAATGTTTTGTAGCTACAGCTACAGGAATTAATTTAGATACTACTGTAAAATGTTTTCCTGTTGCTAAATCTTGGGGAATGGGTACAGGACGTTACTTAGATGATCCTATCTCAACAAATGGAACTAGTTGGAACTGGGCTGATTACTCAGGAAGTGTATTATGGACTTCTAGTATTCCTTCAGGAGCAACTTCTTCATATACTTCTTCAGTAACACCAGGTGGTGGGATTTGGTGGACAGCTTCAGCTTATTCAGCATCTACTACTTTTACTTACAGAACTAATAAAGATATTAACTTTAATACAACTAAAGCTTTAAAAGCTTGGATAGATGGGGATATTGTTAATTATGGATTTATTGTAAAACAAGAAACCGAATTTGTATACAGTAAAGATTTCCAACCAGAATTAAAATATTTTTCAGTTGATACAAATACAATTTACCCTCCAGCTTTACAAATTAGTTGGGATGATTTTACATTTGAAACAGGTTCATCAACCCAAACAATCTTAAATACATTACCTGCTACTGTTAATATAGCAGAAAATCCTGGAGTATTTTTTAGTGAAAGTATAAACAGATTTAGAATTAATGCTCGTCCTGAATTCCCAATTCAATTATGGGAAACATCCTCAGTTTATACTAATAACTATTTTCTACCTACAGCATCTTATTATGCTATTAAGGATTTAGAAACTAATGAATTTATTATAGATTTTGATACGGCCTTTACAAAATTAAGTGCAGACTCAGTTTCAAGCTACTTTGATTTACGTATGAATTTTCTTCAACCAGAAAGATATTACAAAATTTTAATCCAAAGTACAATAGCAGGAACAACACAAGTATTTGATAATCAGTATTACTTTAAAGTAGTTAATGGATAATGGCACAATCAGTACCTTTAAATAAATTAGTATTTGCAAAAACTCAATATGAAAGGGTTATTGATACCTCTTTTACTCAACTAGTTACTCCTGCTCCTGTTGATCCTGTTTCAATACCATCAATTTCAACAGCAGAATTTTTCAATAATTACCAAGAAATATTCTATCAGATACCTAAGTTTGGAGAAGCCAATTCTCATGAGTATCTTATAAAAACCAGTCAAACTTATATTGGTCAAAATTCATCTGATAATGATACAATACAAGCTTTAATAGACGAAGTCACTCAATTAAGACAAGAAAATCTTGAATTACAACAACAATTAACATCCGGAGGTTTATAATGGAAAAAATAGTTAATATTATTGATATAACAGCTGATGTTTTTGATTACCAAGATTATTCATTTAGTGATGCTTCTCTAATTACTAACTATGACATACAAAC